TCATCCTGATATTCAAGATATACTCTCCCATAATCACCAGCACTCAAGATATCTCCATCTGGAGTTCTTACTGACTGGTGTATCTTTACGTCACGGTCTTCCATCCATGCCTTAATACTGAAATCATAAATGTAACGTCTTTGGATGGATGGTATGTTGATCCAGAACTCATTCTCTTTCTTGTTATTTATTACGTTTACTTCATCAGGATCAGCTACAGCGTGCAACAATGGATTAAGCCTATCCCTGATCTTGTCTGACAACTTCTTCGCACGCAAACCTTGTATGATCAACTCATTCTTTAACGAGTTTAATCCCTCTGACTCCACGAGATAGTTATCAAGGCCAACTTCGTCCATAGCCCTGTGTCCCATAACTCCAGTGTTGTATACTATCTTGTCTATTGATATGTCTGTAAAGACTGGTGGTACTGTGTATGTGACGATGTGATTCTTTAACCCAAGAATAAGCTTGCCTGTCTGCCCAAGTCTACCAAGGCCCATGATCTTGTCACCACGTGCCAACACGCCTGCCAAATCTATGTCAACATAGTCACTCCCGGTACTCCAATCATCTTCATCATCAACTGCACTGCCAACAAACTGTGTGTCACGCCCAGATATACCAGAAACCCATAGCCTGCTATTCAAGGCTATAACATACTTACCCTTTGGGGGACTATCTGCGAGATCAGAAGCATACCAACCTGTATGCGCTGATGGGGGAGCTGCGCCATCGTTTAATGCCCCAGTTGTCTCTTGATAGTTAACACCCATTGCTATTGGAGTTGCGTTCTGCAACTTCAATGCTCCTGATGTAGTGTGATGATATACGTTCCACCCTGTAGCCCCTGTCAATGTTATCGGGGCGGTGATATCAAGAACATCGCTTGCTGGTATTACAGTTGTTGTCTCTTCGCTAGGTATTGTCTCACCGTTAGCGGTTACATATGTTATAGCCGAGTAATATGTTCTGCCTGCCTTAGCACCTAGTGTTGTCGTACCATCGGAAGGAGCGGCTGCTCTAGGTAGATAACCGTACTTAAACGGGTTGTCTGTACCATTTGACATACATAACTTGGTACGAAACATAGTCCAATTAAGACGTTTCCCAGCTGTCAACCCTGATTTAATTACAGTATCAAACGCTCCAGTTGCAGACGTGTATCTCAGTAAACGAGTATCCGCTTGTGCTAACACCTCAAAGTCTGCTGGATAGTCACCCTCGTATACCATTAATGATTCTATTGTTGGGCCAGCCTTGTATATGTCAAAGATAAGATCTTGTGTAGCGTCTTCAGCCCAGCCAGAGTCCTTCGCATCGGTTGCGAATGTGTTACTACCATGCGATGGAGTTGATGAGTCAGTGCCAACTTCTATGTAATTAGATGCATCACCACCACTGTATTCAATAAGCACACAATAGTCAGCAGAGCTGGTTGTGTATGGCCCCTCAAATGTAAGCTCAGTCATCACGTATGAGCCAGTCAATACAGACGGGCTTAACGATACTGACTCTGCTAACATAGAACCCGTTGGCTTTGCCGTGCTACCAACAGATCCAGTACTTGCAAATATCTTAGCTTTTATATCACTAGTTGGTGACCCGGTTTTCTTTAAGTAAAACTGTACGGACTGTATTACTTCGCCAGTGTATGCAAGAGCAAAACCAACCTGCTCGTTGTTATCGTTATACATACTGATGCCAGCATCCTGATTCCCAACTGCGTATGTATCTATACTGTTACCAGCTGAATGTTTAGCAGCGACAGCATTGTAGAACTTCCTGCCTCTACGCTTTGACACTTCACCATTGATAGCAACCCGTGCATTCTGTAGCTCTGTAGCAAAGTCAGCAGAGATGTTACCCTCACCGACAGCAATGTCGAACAACCCTTTGTTGTTGCCCTCAAATATCTTTTGCTTCATTGCCATAGTTATCTAGCCACTCCATAATTCCTACTAGTTAACGGGCGAAACCTTTTAGCACCACGATTACGTCCTATTACTTTCTTAAGTAAGTTATTAGCTACGCCCATCTCACGATCTCTCTTGGCGAAATCCTGATCGTACTCAGCATACTTAGCTTTAACCATATGCCTGATGATTACCTCCTGATGCGGAGTTGTGTCGGAGTCAGAACTTAGGTCAGACAACTCACGAAAATACCAGTAAGTCATCGTCTTTGCGTTCTCTGAAGAAGTCGGTACAGGGTCTACTTTAATCTGATGAACTTGCGAGGCATCGGACTTCCATGCTACCCACATTATGGGCAGACCCGTATTATTCCTTATCACCTCTTCCTGAAAGTCCTGATTGTTTTTTGCTCTGTGAACAAAAACGTCAT